CAAAAGTGTAGCGGTATTAAGCGCAGCTATTTAGAAGATGCAAAACGCCTCCAGCAACTGGAGCCAAATGCAGGCACTGGGGCACGCATCTGGCTGGCTAAAGAAGCGCTGGAATCTGGCGATTATGATAGCGAAGAAGCCTTCTACAAAGCAGAAGGCCGTACAGGATATTCACCGGGTCTTGGCGGGGTATAAATACCATGCGCATTGACTGAATTCGCAAACAAAAACAGACGCGCGATACCTGGATAGTCGGTCTGCATAGTCAGATATCTGGCTGCGAATTTGATAAATATCACCGCCCTTTTCGGAAACATAAGTTCCGTCCGGGAGTTGATTATACGAACCATCTCCATGGGGGATCGTTCTCCTGAATCCTAGTGAGAGCATATATTTATGAAGCCCTTCGTAATCCTCTGGCTCAGCATTATATAGTTCTACTCTGGCGAGATACGTTGGCATATTCATTTCCTTACTGGTTGTGTGAGAACTTCAGTAAAGATACCACCAAAGCCCGGAGGTGGTGAAATAAAACCGGGCACAACACGAAGGCGCATTTCCGGTATCCATAAAGAGTCGGTCTTGTCTGTTAAATTTAAATGGTGGGAGTGCGCCTCCGGTTGTAAATAACGACATTGCTGTGTGAAGTACCAGTTGGCGGCATCGGTTTAATTGCTGGCTGATGTCCGCCCTTTTTAAAGTGAATTTTGTGATGCGGTGAATGCGGCTCAGCGCACGCGGAACAGTTAAAACAGTAAGGAAAATCCCTTATTCCGGCGTTAATTGTTAACTGGTTAACC